GCCGCCCCTCCCTAGGAGCATGAAGAACTCAGCCAACAAGCCCCGGGAAACCAAGGAGTGTCCTCGCGGTAACCATCGCGCCTCGACCTCCCTAAACCAGGTTGCCACTTCGTAGTAAGAGATGAAGGAGATCAACTTCGTTGGAAGCTGATTCCCCCACAAACCTTTACGTACAAAGCGGATAGCCTCGAATAGGGAGCCGAGGGGAGCTCCGGTCACCTCCTCCCCTAAGTGAATCCATCTCTTAGCGAACTCGTAAGTGTCAGACGACACGTGCGTTTTCGTTTCAGAGACTTTCACTCCTAACACTTCGAGAATCGCCATATACTCTTTGGCTACGTGTTCGTCTGATAAGACGATATCGTCACCAAGTAGTACATAATCCGTCCAATGGATGGATTTACCGGCTCGTTTGGCGCTAAGCCGAACGATCGCATGATGCGAGATTGCAAATGTAGTCCATGATGAATACGCACCCATTGGTTGACCGGCCCCGTATCTTACGGTTCCGGCCCCTCGGGGAAGCATATAATCACGGGTACATAACAACTCGTACCATGCAGCCGCGTACTCCGGTGAAACGAGAACAGCTAGGATCGCTCTCTGTAGAGTTACAGGGAGACGGTCTGTTGCTGAACTCAGATCACAAGAGTAATACGGCCCTCGAAGCGGTAGTTTGGTTCGGAAGCTACCTTGGTTAAAGGTACAATCCGGTTTGAGGCTCCTCAACAACGCAAATTGCGCTTTATGAAGAGGCTCGAAACAAGATTGTGTCCAATAGTCAAGGATAGCAACGATTCGACATTTGGCTTCCTTATCCTTGATGTAAGAAAGTCTCGATAAAATGCCTTTGGCCTTTATCTTAACTAACTCACACCAAGTAGGGACGCTGAGTGATCGGATCACACCAATCGATCGGACTAACTCATCCCCCCCACAGATACGCAGGTTATCAATCTGTTTGTCTGTTAGGAGGTGAGCGTCCTCGATTGATCCGACCAAAGCTTGGGCATTAGGACCAGATTTGGTTGTAACATGCGGCCGTTCCCATTTAGGAACGGTCAAGCTCCAACCTAAATCCTTCACAATAGCCGTGAGCTCCACTTCCAAACAGGAAGGGTAAGGAGCTGCGGGTAGGGTGATAGGGTCTAGGTCGGGCTTTTTCGTACCCTCTATGAGTCGAACTAGCCCCAAAAGGGTTAATCCGAAACGTAGATGGGGACGAGACTTGTTACGGAACAACTCAACGAGCTGTATCCCTTTAGGGAGACCAGTTTCGTCAAGTTGAACCCCAAATCCAGGTGACTCACTCAAAGGTCGTCCGCACATGAACCGGGTACACGCCAGTTTGATCGCTTTGATCCAACCGACAGTGTCCACCGGCCCACGTGTTGACTCCCTCTGGATGATTAGCCTAGTCCATTGCTCGACTACCCCTTTATCGACTCTAACTCCTAAGTATGCCTTATCGAGGAAAGTAATTACAATCCTCGCTAGGTTTAACTTAAGTTTTAGCACGATAAAGATTGTTAAGGATGTGAACAAATTGTGGTATAAGCCACGATTTGTCTCGGGTTCATCTTTGGGGATGAATCACCCGGAGCCCCATCTTCAAGGCTCAGGACCGGCCCTCCCTAACCATCACTGGTTAGGAAGGCGGGTTCTCCTTGGAGTTTGAGGTGGTTACCTCGGAATACTCCTCGGATTATCGCC